AGTAATATTTCCATCAGCATCTTTTGGGAATGTAATTTCCTCAGTAACTGTTAATGATGGAACTGTAAGTACACCAGCTCTTGACAATTTAAATTGTTCTGAATTGTTTTCTTGGATAAGGAAATCTGCATTTGTAGAATTGTTGATTCCAATTTCCCAAGCAGTAGATCCATCGGTATATCTTGTTTTAGCACCCGATGCTCCAAAAGTAAACGTTGCAACAATTTCACTTGTAGTACCGGTAATGTTTATAGGATGGTCAAAGTTAATTACTTGACCTGCGGTATAAGCTGATACAAGATTTGTTCTAAGTTCATCAGCTGCAGCTACAGTATTTGCAGTAAACTCTCCGAGGATTGTAGCATCACCCACGGTAGTATCACCTGATACCGAAGCGGTTACTGCCGAGTCTCTGAAAATGTCAACCATTTCATTGGTCTTATCAAACCAATTTTGAAATGTTTGTGTAGTCGTAACGTTTTGAATACTGGGTTTTGACATTTTATTGGTTCTCTATCTTTGTAAGGCGGAATTCAATTCTGGCCATTGTCTCTTTAATTTCTTCTACTTCATTAGTCAGATTTATAACGGACCGATAAAGTTTTCGTTCCTGTTTATATTTATTAAGACCGGCAACATCGGTATTGAGTACTGCGTTACTATTTTGATCTCGCTTCAACGTCATGTTAAAGCTATCCCTCTATAGTCTTTTACGAATGGGACGTTGTGAATATTTTCAGCTACTAATTCAATTTTAATAGCAAACTTTCTATATCCTTCAAACTTACCAGTCGTACTTGTATATTCTAAAATATCAGAAGCTGATTTATTAGCATCTGCCACCTTGTAACGATATTCACGATAATCATATAAGTTAGAAGACGATGAATATGTTGAAGCACCTTCAAATAATTCTAATTCAATCCAAGGCATTGTATCAAAGTTTGCGCTGTCTTGTATGTGTTGAGGTCTAATATAAACTTTAATGTCAGTACCATTTGGTCTATAACCAGTTAAATATAGATTTAAATCTTCTGCATCTAAATCCTCAGCTAACTCAATTGTTTTAGAAATATATTTTGAAGTTGTTGCAGGAGTGTTTGTTGTCTTATAAGCATAAGCCATAAGAGTCGCAAGTTCTAAATCGATCAATGGTGTTGACGTAACGTTTGCATTGTTTGTCATTGCTAAATTAATATCAAATGGTTTTGGAGTAACTAAGTTATTTGATTTACTATAAACAACTACACCGTTTTGAGTAAAGTGGTTATTATCACCAAACCTAATTGGCATTGTATATGGATTAACTAAATTACTTGGGTTAGTTAAATTACCAGAAGCTGTTACGTTTGATACCGAATCAAGTGCACGAGGGATATGTGGTTGAATATAACTTAAGTTAATGTTATCGATGGAACCAATCGTAGCTTCTGTTCCAGAATCAAAACCGTATACAGTATCGCCTGCAACAAATTTCTTTGCACTTGTAGCAGAACTCTGAGCCAAATGCATTTCAGCTCTGTTATAGCTATTGTAATGAGATAACTTACCAGCAACTAGCGGTTTACCATTTGCATTTGATGCGTTAAACGGACAAGGTTTATCAGTTGTGATTTGTGTTGAGCTATCAATAGATGCAACTCTAAAGATTTCTTTATCAACGTTATTACTTGCTGTAACTAAAATATAATCACCAGCCGCGTAATCAACATTAAAATCATTACCTGATTGAGTAAGAATATTTGTGTTTTGAACCATGCTTACAGTATAGCCAGTATCGATTTGCTTATAAATCATTTCTCTTGATTCAAATCTACCAGTCCAATCTGATAACGTGATAAACTCATGATCATCATTTGTAAGTGTGACTGTACCAGATGCAGAGTTAAAGTTATGACGATATACAGCAAACTTAATATCTTCATCTTGATATGATTTCCACGCACGATTGTTTGTTGAAGTAAAGAGAACACCGTCACCCCAGTCCATAACAACTGATTGACCTTTTGTTGGACCTGTGGTAAGATCTTTGCCACCAACTTTAGATGTAAAGTGTAGGTAGTTAGGATCATTAGCATCAGGCATAATAACAACTGCGTATTCTTTTTCTGTATCCATTCTAATTGGCGTTTCAAAATTAATTTCAGTAATTGCAGTTGCGTCATCTGAAACATTTACTTCGGAAGCTTGTAAATGCAATTTTGAAAACGGTAAGATGGTACCAGATGGATAGCCATTTACAACCTCACGTAAAGTAACAGTAATACCATTCACCGTACTCTTACGTTTGAAATATAAATCAACTTTAGAAATATATACTGAGTTCGATCCTTGGCCCATACCTCGTTTAATAAAGAATGTTTGTGCTAATGGATCGCCTTGTGGGATATCAGTTGCGCTCACCCTTGCAGCGAGGTTGCGAGTTGTTGTATTACCAGCTATTGTGCTAAACTCAGGAACACGAGTTGAAAGCGCTGTTTTTTCTACCGAAATATTATAAGCTCTATACATGATTTCAGACTTAGAAGTCGAGGCTGAAGCAATGCTCTCATATTGGTCTGTATCAACGATTTCAAGTAGTCTATCACCAACATAAAACTGACCGGCTGGAATTCTAAATACAGCTCTCAATACACCGTTAGAATCTGTTGTAACTGCTGCGCCATAAGCACCAAACTTTTGAACTGTTCTCGCTCGTGTAGCCGAAGTCGTACCTGGTGCAACATTTGCGTTAACATCTTTTCTATCAAAGAAGAAATAATGTCTTGTGTTTGGTCTAAGACCTGTCGTGTGGATTTTAATATTTCTAGATCTCATAAACGGTTGGAAACTTACGTTAGATACAAAGTCACCAACTCCATTTAATGCACTATCATTTACAGACAATCTTTGCTCAGTGCCCGTTTGAGTTCTTTGTGTAGTCGTAACCATTTGGTTGCCAACACGTCTTGTACTAGATCCGCCGTCAACAATAGGACCATCCCAGTTAACACCCGTGATTGGTAAAAACTCTTGCATATCTTGGAACACACCAGCTATATCAATTACTGCTGGAGTTGGATTTCTAACAGTGTCATGCGCCATATCATGTGATGGAGAAATATTAGAAGAACCATTATATTTCCAGAAGTTAGATACACAGTTTCTAAAGTTTGTAGCATAAGGCTGACCAATAAGTTTAACGTTACTGTTTCTGCCTAGTGTTGCCGTTTCAGCAGTACCGACTGTTGGGAAGATTGATGCGCCAGTAGAAGATTTATATTTTAAATCTAATGGGAATGTTTTAAGAGCTGGTGTAAGAATTTTCTTATCAAAGTGAATTGCTGCTTTATAGTTTGGATCATCTAAATTAGCAATCCCAGTATCATTCATTGGATCTACGATATAACCATTTTTAAATCTTGATAATCCATTTTCGTCTAAGATTAAAAGATTTTCTGATTGTTGTTCTAATTGGTTAAGTGAAATATAATATTCTAAACCTTCAATGCGTTGCTCAATCTTTTCGATGTCACGCATTGTATAGTTTGAAGTACCTTTTGATTTAATTCTAATAGCGGAATCAAATTTACCAGATTGAGAAGCTTCTTCGGCGGTCAATGCAGGATAGCCTGGAATGTTAATTTCAGCAACTACTAATTCGTCTTTTCCTACTGTAGGTGCAATAGGTAATACATCTTCAGTGCCTTGAGTAATGGATGGAAGACCATATGAATCCATACTGATTAAGTCAATTCTTCCTTTATAGGATTCAACATCTAAAGTTGCATTAGAATTAAGCGCTGGAATAACGTAAGCTGTACCACTAAAATCAATTTGGTTATCTCCAACCGCAGTAGTAACTACGCCAGCCGCACTAGGTGTTGTATCTGAATAATCAACCGCTGAATCTTTATCGGCATGTGGTCTAAAGTCTAAACAATTTCTTAAGTTATAAACTTGACCGGATGCAGATGTGTATGTATCAAGGTCGTATGAACGAATTTTACCGGCCGGTAACACCTCGGTAGTATCATCAATTGGATAACTGTTAATAGTAAAGAAATATTTGCCAGTAGCAGTACCAAGCTCATAACAAGAAAGTTTGATAGTAAGTGTACCGTTTGGTGGTACAGGGCGTCCTGGAATATGTTCCATATATGAAATATCGTAGAAGTGATCGTTTTGGTTGTTATATAATTTAAAACTATCTGTGTAATCTACTGTGTTCGCAACAATCGATTCAATTTTATAAACATCAGGGAAACCCAAACTGTATGTTGAAGTGTTATTATTATATGTTACTTTTACATAAGGGCTTACTGAAGCTTTTGTATATGAACTTGTATTAATAATTCTTTTGTTTAAATAAACGTCTGCTGCTGGATCTGCGTTTGCTGCAGGATCTAAGTTAATAGTAATAACTGAGTTATTTAAAGATTTTGCAACACTTAATACTGGAATGTAAGTATTTGATGCATCAACCACAGTAATATCATCTTGGTTAAGAGCAAAGTCTTCGCCAGCTGCTGCTGTAATTTCTATTGTATCACTTGAAATTACAGCTGCGATTTTGTCTCTTACAGGAATTGAAATTTCTGAAAGTGTTTTAATAAACTTGCTACCAGTGTCAAATATCATTGTAGAGCGTGAAGCATCTTTAACTGCTGGATTTGATGCAATTTCAATAACACCGCTTGTACCAACAATGCGTCTTACGTTTTTAAACTCGTTTGAGCCAACCATATCAACACCAAACAAATAACATCTTGTTGGCGTAATGTTTCTAATATGTGCTCTACCAATAGTGCTTGAACCTGCAGTTTGTAACGTAACAGCTTCGTATTGATCCCCAATAGTACCAGACAATGATGTGATAGGTAAATACCCACCATAATCAATTGTTGTAGCTTGGTTTTCTTGTACTACTGTCTCTGTAACTGGGTCAAGAGTAAAATCAATTTTACCCGATGTTTCAACACGGTAACCTTTAACATATGCTATGCCACTATTAACGAGGGCTTTGATATCCGTGCCACGACGGTCAATATCAATTTTAAATCTGTCTACGATATAGTTGCCAGACTCTTCGTAAGTTCTTTTGGCAAGCTCTTCATTAATTGAATTAAATTGAGTTACGTCTCTTAACTGAACCGCTGAACCATTTTGGTATCTAACTAATGTAAAGAATGTTGAGTCTACGTCAGCTTCAGCTGTATCTAAAACAGCTAATGTTGGAATCATTTTAAGTCTATCAGCACCTGGCGCATTTTCATTAGTAGAACCGTTTGCATTATCATATAAGGTATTATCTTGTAACGAACTAATTAGAGATTCTGTAACTATGAAACCTACTGAAAGATTATCAGGCTTGCTTGTGTATTTTGATACGACAAGAGTTTGATCGTTAGCAAACAAGAAGTGACCTTTTTGGAAGATAACACCTGCCGATGTTTGAATACCAAATGAAGATCCGACAGGATCTGCCTGGAGCGTAACGTCAATAGTTTCAACACCAAGCTCGGTGCTATAAAGAGTTGAACCATTGTACTTATAACGGTTGATTGTAATGCTTTCACCAGGCTGAAATACTTTATAGCTACTAGTTTCGTTTGTGTTTAAGTAGTTAATATAAAATGTGTTAAGATCCGGCGGCCTAGTTTCAAAGCCACGTGTAGCTGTAATTACTGAAGCTTTAAGACTTGTAACACCACCTACTAATTCATAAACAACATCAATAGGTGTTTCAACGCCATTAATAACTTCGGTGCTTGGACCACTGATAAATGTTTCTACATCAAAACCTGTTTTATCAACTAGTTTAACGAACTGTAAACCATCCAAGTTTGTGAAGTTACAACCTTTAATAATACTACCTTCTTGATAGATATTATCTCCAAATTGTTCAACTTGGTTTTGAAGAATTGTTTGTAGCTGTGTAAGCTCTCTTGCTTGAACCGCATAAGCTGGTTTAAACAGGATCTTATAAAACTGTTTCTCGACATCAAAATCGTCGAAGTATGGGGCAATGTTTAAGTCTGTGTTAATAGGCATCTATTTGAGTTTCCTTAAAATTCTAAGACCAGCTTGTATTCTTCACGTGAGGTGGTTTGTCTATCAATTGGAAAGAAGTCTTCCATAAAGTATACTTCACCTGACCGTTGAGTGTATCTTGATTCAATTACATTATTAGCTACTGGACTATTTATCGAAATTTTTTGCCCGGTAGAATTAATTAAATTCAACGATGGGTCGAGTGATATATCATTATTTGCTTGGTTAATATGCGGTCCCATATAACTGCACAAATGAACTGTGTTTGATGAAGCTTGAATTGCGTGTACTCGAGCTCTAAACAACTCGTTACCATCTAAATCTTCTTGTGTTACAATACTATTGACTACTAATTTTCCATAATCATCTGTAATTATTTCAATTCTATTATCAAATACATCAGGCGAAGCTGTGTTTGCTGTTACAGGATCTGGTGTAAACGTTGGATTTTTAAGTACACCGACAGCTGATGTAGAATTGGAAGCACCAATTTGGTTATTATCAGTTTCTGTAATATATGCATAAAGCAATACATGTCTACAATAAAGTTCATCAATTAAGTTATAATTATGACCACCAATTGGCGAAAGAACTGGTCTTAATGTAGCTCTTACATCAATGGAGTTTGCATCGTCTGGATCAAAATCATAGTTAGGATCAACAATAGATGCACTAATATTATTATAGCCTTGGCCAGGAGTTAATATTTCAATGTTTGTAATATTTCCCTCTACAATTCTTGGAATTGCCGTGGCACCTGATCCGTCTCCGATAATGTTAACAGTCGGTAGAATTTTAAATGTTGAGTTAATAATAACTCCGTCTCCACTTGGATTACCAATTACTTTAACTCTTGCTCTATCAGCAACAGCATCCCACGTATAAGTATCAATTACATATGTGTAAGTTACGTTCGTAGGCGTATTAACATAGAGCGTCATACCTGAATAGTAGTTTCCAATTTCAGACAAGAAATTAGATCTAAGAAGCATAGTGCTATCATT